CTTCTCGAAAGTCGCGGATGCCGTGGTGTGGGTGACGGAGAACATTGACGGCCTTATCACGGTGCTCGGGATCTTCGCCGGGCTGAAAGCCGTGACCTTCGTGGTCGGGCTGGCGCAGAACATCGCGAAACTAATCCCGCTGGTCAACGGTCTGGCCCGCGTAGGTCAAGGCATCATCACCGTACTGGAAGGTTGGGCCGCTCGACTGGTAGCCGCTGGTGGCGCTGCCGGGGCGTTAGGTGTAGTCCTGAAAGGGCTTACCCGGGCCATCCCGTTTGTCGGTTGGGCGCTGCTGGCGTACGACATCGGTGCCATCTTCTACGAGCAATCCCAGACGTTCCGCGAAGGTGTGAACGCGGTGGTGCGCGACTTCAAGAACCTTGGCAACCAGTTGGCCGCCATCGCCAAATCTATCCCGACAATCTTCTACGACTTGGCTATCAGTATCCTGCGCCCGATCACCACGCTGTTCGCGGGTGCCACGAAGACCATCATGGGGTGGATTGCCGACCTGCTGAAAATGATCCCGGGCGTCGGCCAAGGGCTGTCAGAGTGGGCGCTGTCTATCTCGGATGACCTGACCAAAGAACACCGCAACCTGCTGGAATCTACCGGGCAGATCTGGGATGACGTCAACAAGCAGTGGGTGAAGCTGAACGACGATATGGTCGCGAAGAACGCCGACTCCACGAAGATCATCCGTGAGCGTGTGGCGCAGCTAATGGCCGACGTCAAGGCCGCATCCGGGGCAAACGCGTTTGAGTTCACCGCTGACCCGAATACCGGCGTAACCAAACGTGCGCGTGAAATTGCCGGGCTTACTAAAGAGCTGGCGAAGATGGAAGACGCTGCCAAGAAAGCAGACGTCGCAGCACGCAAGGCCGAGGAACGCAAGAACCTGCCGGGCCGACTCAAGTTGGTAGACGAGGAATTCGCGCCTCAGTACGCCCGCGCTAAGGGGATCGGCGGTGAGGAAGGGGCAGCTATCACTAAACGCCTAGATGCCGTTGTAGCGGCGCGCAAGAAGGCAGAGACCACCCTGTTTAACGCGCAGCAACGTACGACCAAAGGTACGAAGACCCAAGAGAACGCACTGCAGGCGTTAATCAACAAGTACAACGAGCTGAACGCCGCCGTCGGCATCAAAGAGGCCAAGCAAGACCCGAACGCCACGTTCGACGACCGTCTGGCCGCTAAACTGGCAGCGGTGAATGGTCAGTACGATCAGCTGATCGCGAAGGCCAATAAAATCGGTGGGGCTGGCGGTAAGCAAGTCGCGGCTGACCTCGAAGTGCTGCGCCAGCGCAACATCGAATACTCCACCACGCAGGCCAAACTGGAAGAACTGAAACGCATTGAAGACCAGCTCAACGCACAACAGGAAACCAAGAAGAACCTGCTGGACGAAATCAACGCCAAGCGTCAGGCCGGGATTATCTCGGAAGACGAGGCGGTCGCTCAGACCGTGGCGCTGTATCAGAACATGAACGCGGGCATCGCATCGTCTGCCGATCAGCTCGACGCCTTCGCTCAGAAAATCAAAGAAACGATGTCGCCGGAAGAGTTCTCGCGCATCATGGCCCAAATCGCCACCGTCAAGGCCGGGCTTACTGACCTGACCGGTACGTTCACTACGATGGACACAACCGTCGTTCAAGGCGTACTGGATGGCATGAGCACGGCGCTTAGTTCAGTGGTCAGCGAAATGGCGCAGGTCGTGGCCGGGTCGCAGAGCATTGGTGACGCGTTCTCGAACCTCGGCGTGACCATCGCCCGGTTCTTCGCGGACTTCCTGCAGAAGATTGCGATGGCGATCCTGCAACAGATGGCGCTGAACGCGTTGGCCTCAATGGGCGGCGGTATCGGTGGGGCAGCAGTAGCGCTCGGCGGGGTGGCGGCCAAACACAACGGTGGTGTAGTCGGCAGCAAGACTACCGGCGGTATGCAGACGAAAGGCGGCGTATCCCCGGCACTGTTCAACGGCGCGCCACGGTTCCACTCAGGCGGTCTCCCGGGCCTGAAATCTGACGAGGTTCCGGCTATCCTTCAAAAAGGCGAGCAGGTATTATCGAAAAATGATCCAAACAACGTCCTGAACCAAACGGGCGGCGGCCAGTCCTCACAGACTCCGCAAGGCTTGAGGTTCGTGCTGGTGGATGACCGCTCCAAGGTACCGGAAGCGATGAATACCCCGGAAGGCGAGGTGGCGATCATGCAGATTTTGAAACGTAACGTCCCGACCTTAAAAAACTTGGTGAGCAAATAACATGGCATTGACAGGACTAAGGCCAGCCCGCGAAATCCTAATCCCGGATCACTTCAACGCCCTGCATGGGGCGTATGATTTATTCGTGCAGGATGCCTACGCGCAAGCAGCCGGGAACCAGACCTACTACATGGCGAAGTGGTTTAAGCTGAAAGCGGGCACCTACGTGGTGAACGCCTACGTGGATGACTACGGCTCTTTGAGCGTGGAGCACAATATCGTGTTCGACGCGGCCATCGGCTCCAACCCGAACCACGGCACCTTCACCGTAACCGAGAACGGGGTCTACCGGTTCGACGCGATCTACCAAAACGTGCCGCCGGAGACTCCGGCCAGTTTCGCCTTTGAGCTGCTTCTCGACGGTGCGGTGTACGAGGTATCCCGGGCCAGCGATTACATTGCTGACATCGTGCCGATCCCTGACTCCGCGCTCGGGCCACGCCCGCCCTACTCGGATGACGTGCGCCTGACCTACCCGGTGTTCCTGCCGCTGCCCAACTGGAAAGACGGCGTTACCGAGCGGATCGAATGGCTTACCGATGTGATGATGTCCGAGTCTGGCGCGGAACAACGCCGCCCGGTGCGCCTGCATCCCCGTCGTTCGTTCGAGGCGACCTTCCTGCGCTGGGAGGAAAACCGTACGGTGCTCGACTCGACTATCGCGGGTGTCGGCCAAGCGCCGCTGCTGCTGCCGTTGTGGCACGACATGACGGCGACCGAGAATGCGGCCCCGGCGGGTTCCATTGACATCTTCGGCCAATTCCGGGTGAAGGATTTCAACGTTGGCGACGTGGTGATGTTCCGCCGGGATCTCAAGTGGGACTACGAAACGAACATCATCGCCGGGCTGGATATCGACGGCGGCCACATGACCCTGCAATTCGGGCTGCAGCAGGACATGCCCAAGGGCACGCGCCTGTACCCGGTTCGAGTTGCACAGATCCGCGAGGCCATGAACGGCGAGCAGATGACCGATTCAGTCAGCCGTACGCAGGTGCGCTTTTACTGTACCGAGCCGTACGACCTCCCGGCCTCATGGTCAGACTTGCCTTCGTACGCGCGCACCGGGCTGCATATCTTCGCGCTGCCGGAGGACTGGGGTTCGGCCAACGACATCACGTCTGACCGCTACACGTTCAACTATGACAACGACACCGGCCCGGTGGTCATCGTCGACCCGGGCGATCAGAACATCGGCAGCGTGAAGAAGTCTTACACGATTTATGGCCGGACAGCCGACCGCCAATTCCGCCAGATCCTCTTTGCGCTGCAAGGTCGCACCAAGACGTTCCACCTGCCGCTCGACACCAACGACTTTATCCTGACCCGCGATATCAACCCGGCGGACGGTGCCTTGGTAGTGCGGCGTTCCGGGTACACACAATTCGTAGGTGGCAAGCAGGAGACAAAACGCGATATTCTTGTCGAGCTGTATGACGGCACAAAGATCCCGACTACCATTATTTCTAGCCGAACAGTGCAGGATGAAGAGTGGTTATTCCTGTCTCAGTCCATCCCGGCGACACCGAGAAGCGAAGTCCGGCGCATTGGATATATGCCAGTTTCGCGATTAGATGTTGACGGCATCGAAATAAAACGTTTGACTGATGCGGCGGGCGTAAGTCAAGTTTCCCTAACCTTCAAGTCATTTGATGATAGGAGAGCTGCAACGCCCGTACCATTACCATAAGAGGGCGACATGACTTACAACATTATCGAGACATCGAACGACAACGGCAGGCCGGTCTATCTGTATGAGTTCCGCCTGCTAGATAAATACTGGCGTTATACGTCCGCAGACGCTAAAGTATCCATGCTGGGGAGCATTTGGGAACCAATGGGGATGACCGACGACGGGATCAAGCAGACTGGCGAGGCCAAGACGGATGCGCTAAATCTGACTATGCCGAACACCTGCCCCGTCGTCGGTCTCTTCATTGGGACTCCCCCCGGTTCCCCCGTATCACTTATCATGCGCCGCTTCCACCTCGGCGATAACGATGCAGTCGTCTGCTACGTCGGCGAAGTAACCAGCATCAACGAAGGCAGTCCCTCCGTATCAACCGTCACATGCGCCACACTGTCCGCCACGATGGATAGGAATGGTCTGCGCCTTGCGTGGAGCCGAGGTTGCCCGCACGCCCTGTACGACTCCCAATGCCGCGTTAACAAAGAGTCATTCCGACTGGACGCCACCATCAAAACCGTTGGTGCGGGTACCGTTGTGTCTGACGCATACAAGACTCGGCCAGACGGGTATTTCGCGGGCGGCTTCATTGAGTGGATCGACCCGGCGTACGGCACCGAACGTCGCGGCATCGAAACCCACGTTGGCGACACCATTACGATCTTCGGCACCGTCGACGGTCTGGCCGGGGGCTACATCCTGAACACG